TGAGTGATGAACAAGTAGAACAATTCATAATAAAAGACAATGTAGGTTATGGAGATTGGGATTGGGATCTATTGGCTAATAATTGGGAAATTGAAAAATTAGAAGATTGGGGTGTTAATGTTCCATCAATAAAAAATACAGAGCTTTTGTCAGGATTAAAATATGATCCTTTATATTATGAACCAAAAGAAATTCCAAATATTGAATTAAAAGATTGTGTTGACTTGGAAAAGTTTAATGACAAACTTGAAGCATTAAATGAATATAAATTAACTAAAGAACAAAAAAAGATCTTAAAACTATTTGCCTATAGATTTATAAAAATAGATTTTGAAAGTGTTGCAAATTATTATTTCTTTAATGCAAATGAAGAAGAACAAAAAGCCATAGAGAGATTGAGATTAGTTTTAACGGATAGTGGAATGAATGGTTTTATAGAAGATGATTTAATTAAGATATTAAGTTTCACAGAAGAAGGAATAAATTTATGATAGATATATTTATACCAAGTTATCATAGACCAAACAATATAAAGACAGCAAAGTATTTTATATCAAAGATTGGTTATGATCCTAAAAAAATACACGTTGTAATTGATAATGCAACAGATGATGTTGAAGAATATAAAAAAGAAGTTGAAAGACTAAAATGTAATTTACATATTTTTGATATGGAAGAATCTATTGCCAAATATGATTATGTACATAGAGCTAGTAAACTAAGGAGGTCAACAGGACAATGTGTAAATATGTTTTTTGACATAGCAAAAGAAAATAACATTGATTTTTTTATCCATATAGATGATGATACTAGACAATATGAAATTAAACCATTTGCAATATATACTAGGGGTGCATTGTTAGAAGATTTTGAATTGGTGTTTGAAGGAGTCAAAGAATTTATGTTGAGACAAAGAATTGGAGTTTTTGCATTGAGTCAAACAGGAGATATGTTTACAGTACCAGACAAAAAAATGTTTAGGAAAAAAGTAATGAACACAACTTTTTATAATACTAAATTTGTACATAAAGGAAGAAAGGGAGTTTTAGATAACGATACTTGTGAGTTTGCAGGATTAATGAATGATGGTTATTTTACAGGAAGTGTAGGGACAGGACTAGCTTTAAATCCAACAGTATCGGCTACTCAAAAAGGGGGATTAACTCCTACATATAATGAATCAAAATTATTAAGTAAAGCTTTAGTAGTTCCAATAATATATCCAAGCTTATGTCACGCAGAGAGACAAGTAAAGAATGGAAATCGATTACATCATAGAATTAAATACAAACACTTATTCCCTTGTTTAATTAAAGGGAAAAGAAATAATATAGCTTGGGATACTTATAAAGAAGATGTCCCATTCACTAACGAGCCAAAAAGAAACATATGACCGACAAATCCGACACTATAAAAAAGAAACTAATACTAGCATTAGAAAAATCATTAGGGGTTGTTACAACAGCTTGTAAGAGTGTGGGAATACATAGATCCACCTATTATGATTATTACAATAATGATCTTAAATTTAAAAATGAAGTTGATGATGTTCAAAACATAGCTATTGATTTTGCAGAGAGTCAATTGCATCAACAAATTCAAGGAGGGAATACAAGTGCAACAATATTCTATTTAAAGACAAAAGCAAAACATAGAGGTTATGTAGAGCGACAAGAAATCACAGGAGCAGAAGGTATGCCCACAAACTTTCAAATAGAGATAATTGGTAGGACTAAAGATAAAGACTAATATAGTCTATGAGCATTTATTAGATAACAACAAAAAGATCCTTGTAGAACAAGGTGGAACAAGATCAGGCAAAACCTATAATATCTTACTTTGGATAATATTAGAGTATTGTACTAAACAAAATAATAAAGTAATTACCATATGTCGTAAGGCATTCCCAAGTCTTAGGGCAACGGTTTTAAGAGACTTTATGAATATCTTAAACACTCACAACATTTATAATGAGAAGTTCCATAACAAATCAAATTCTGAATATCATCTATTTGGAAATCTTATAGAGTTTATATCATTAGATCAACCACAAAAAATAAGAGGTCGTAAAAGAGATTTGCTTTTTATCAATGAAGGCAACGAGCTATATTTTGAAGATTGGCAACAGTTAGTATTTAGAACACAAGACCAAATCATATTAGACTTTAATCCATCGGATGAATATCATTGGATATATGATAAAGTATTACCAAGAGAAGATTGTGCATTTTACAAAACCACTTACTTGGACAATCCTTTTATTGAAGATTCTATAAAAGAAGAAATTGAAAGGCTAAAGAATACGGATGAACAGTACTGGCAAATCTATGGACTAGGAGAAAGGGCAGCAAGTAGAAGCACAATATTTAAATATACAGAGATAAATCAAATACCAATAGATGCCAATCTTATAGCATATGGAATGGATTTTGGATATTCTAATGATCCAAGTACGTTGGTTTCCGTTTACTCTAAAGAGCATAATCTATACATAAAAGAACATCTATATCAAACTCAAATGACAACAAGTGATATCCATATGTTTTTAAAAGAAGAGAGATTAGAACGCAATCCTATATATGCCGATAGTGCTGAACCAAGATTGATTGAAGAGTTGAGGAGGATGGGACATAATATTTTACCAAGTTTAAAAGGTCGAGATTCTGTTAATGCAGGGATTGACTTATTGAAGAGGTATAAGATCCACATATTATCCACTTCATCAAATGCTATAATGGAATTTAGAAACTACAAATGGAAGGAAGACAAGTCAGGTTCATTGATTAATATTCCAGAGGATAAGAATAATCACATAATTGATCCTTGTCGTTATGCAACTTACTCAATTCTATCAAGACCAAACTTTGGTAGATATGCACTACATTAAAATAACTTATTAAATATTTTGTTTATAACTAAATAAGAGTTATCTTTGATTATTGGCAATTAAGTCAATATAAAAAACCTAAACAAAATGACAATATCATTCACAAAAAAAGAATTAGAAGTAATACTTTACAGTTTAGAACTATCAAAAACAGACAGAAGAAAACAAGATTTTGAAGCTATGGAAAAAGCACAAAATAAAATTGAAGACAAAGGCATTACTTGGGATTCTAAAATTGATATGACAGAAAAAGATTACGGAGATAGAAATTATTACAATAACTAAAAACAAAACAATGAGAACACTTCCAAAATACAAAGAAAGTCTTTGCATCCATAATAATGATGTGTGGAGCTATTCAACTAAGGTTGCAATAATTGAGGGTAATGATCTTATCCAATTAGGGTATTGGTCACAAACAACACAAAAGCACATAAACTATGTGGCTGATGAACTAGACTTAATACTTATAAAATAATGAAAAAACACTTTAATAAATTAGAAAGAACACTATTAGTTATAATCCCATCCTATTTTATAGGAAGAATATTAATGACAATAATTTTTGATATATGAATTACGATGACTGGTTAGTGCAAATGGAACACGATTACAGAGGTTGGAATACCCCTGATTATGAATGTCAGCATTGTGAGAAGCCAATAGATAAAGAAGGCTATTGTAGTGACAATTGTTTTGAAGCAGATATGATGTAAGTTTTTTTGGGTAATCTTACATTTAAAAGGGAGGGCAGAAATGCTCTCCTTTTTTTTTATTATTTTTACTACTATAAAATCAACCAATAAATCCGTTATATATATATGAACATTAATATCAAAATACCAAACTCATTAAATGAAATTACATTAATGCAGTATAAAAAGTTCTTAAAGATCCAAGAAACTGTAAAAGATGAAAAGTTTTTAAATGCTAAAATGATTGAGATCTTTTGCAATATAGAACTTCAAAAAGTTATGTTATTGAAATTTAATGATTCTCAAGAGATTGTAAACATTCTATTAAAGATGTTTGAAGAAAAACCCAAACTTGTAAATAGGTTTAAACTAAACAAAGTTGACTTTGGATTCCATCCACAATTGGATGATTTAACATTAGGAGAATATATTGATCTTGATACCTTTATTGGGGATTGGGACAATATGGAAAAAGCAATGAATGTTCTTTATAGACCTGTTATTGTAACACTAAAAGATAAATATAACATTGATGAATATAAGTTAGGAACGGAATCAAGATTACTTAATATGCCAATGGATGCAGTAATGTCTTCAATTTTTTTTTTGTGGAATTTAGGACTCGACTTGTCGAAAACTATGACGAGCTCTTTGGACAATCAGGAAAACAAAGTCTTGACTCAGTTTCTCAATTCTCAAAGAAATGGGGATGGTATCAATCACTTTTTGGACTCGCTCAAGGGGACATTAGAAGGTTTGAAGATATCACTAAATTAAAGATGCACGAATGTTTTATGATGTTATCATTTATGAAAGAAAAAAACGAAGTAGAAGCTAAACAAATAAAAAAGAAATTTAAGTAATGGCAAATCAAGGAGTAAGAGGTTTTTACCAATTAACGGAAACTATTAAAACAGAGTTGTTGCAAGATGTAAATATCAATACGGTAACTACAGGAGATATAACAGAGGTCAATTTAAATAAACAAGACATATTCCCTTTGGGACATATTATAATAAACAATGTTATTGATCAAGAAAATGTATTAAGTTTTAATATTAGTGTTTTGGCTTGTGATATTGTCAACCAATCAAAAGAATTAACAATAGATAGATTTACAGGAAACAATGATGTTCAAGATATATTGAATACACAATTAGCAGTTTTGAATAGAATGATCCAAAGATTAAGAAAGGGTACACTTTACACGGATATGTATCAATTAGAAGGGAATCCAAATTTAACTCCGTTTTATGATAGATTTGAAAATCAATTGGCAGGATGGACTGCAACAATGGATATCTTGATTTATAACGATATATATATTTGCTAAATGAGTACAATAAACTTAATGAGAGTTTTAGAGAAGTATGGAGACTTTGTTGTTGATCAATCAAAAAAGAATCTTGCAACAGACAAAAAAGGAGGAGGAGCACTATATAACTCTATTAGTTATGAAATTGATTTAGAGTCTAATTTTTTCCTTGTTGATTTCCTAATGGAAGACTATGGTCAATTTGTTGATAAAGGAGTTCAAGGTATGAGCTCAAGTTATCCAGAAACTCAAGCAGCACAATCTAGTATGGTCAAAAAGTTCCAATATGGCAAAAGCTATGGAACAGGGCAAGGTGGATTAACAAGGGCAATATATAATCCTAAAACTCAAAAAGGATGGTTAAAGAAAAAGAAGTTTCAATGGAGGGATAGAAAAACAGGAAGGTTTTTATCTTATGAGACTATGAGTTATTTAATAGCAAGAAGCATATATCAAAAAGGTTTAAAAGCAAATTTGTTTTTTACAAAACCATTTGAAAAAGGATTAAAAGATCTACCAGATAATATGATAGAAGCTTATGCATTAGATATTGAAACACAAATAATATTAGGTCAAAAACAATAAGAAATGGCAAACATATCATTACGAAATCCACAATACAAATTTATAGCAGCTACATCAGCTACCTTATCTGTAAGGTGTTTAATCACAATAGATGGAACATTAAGATACACTCTAATTAAAAATGTAACACCAGAGACAGGGGTAAACTTTGATGTTTCAGAATTGGCAAGAGACTATTTAAATATGCCTTATTCAACTTCATATACAATTAGAAGTATTGTAATAGTAACAAACTTACAAAATTTCTCAGGTGTGAATGCCACAGGATCTACAATTGGAAGTGCAGTTGTTTACACAGATAAAGGATATGAAGCATTTGGAAAATTTAATGAAGGATCAAATCCAACTATACCTTATAAAACAGGCTCACAGTTTTTGATTGCTCCTGATACTAATGCTGTTCATAGTTCACAAAGGTTTCAAATATTTGTACCAGTAGGTCAATCGGGTTTTTTAAGTGCTACTAATACAGGTGGTAATTTTGTAACTGTTTCATATAACGGAACTGATACATCTGTAACAAGTCAAGGTGCTGCTTGTAATATAAATAGAATTAATTGTACTAAATATGGAATAGGAAGAAAAATAATATTCATAAATAGATATGGAGTTCAACAAGATTTGTGGTTCTTTCTAAAAGAAGTTGATACAATTAATAGGACAAATGAAAGTTTTCAATCAAATACAATTGAATATCCTGAAGATGAATTTGCACAATATAGCTTAACAGATGCTCCTACTAAATTAATAAACACAAAAGCAAAACAAAAAAGAACTTTGAGTTCAGGGTATTATCCTGAGTTTGCAAATGCTTTCTTTGAACAATTATTATTAAGTGAGTATGTATGGATGGAACGACCAAAACTTGATACTAGTGCTAATGAAAGAGTCCCTGTGATAGTTAAAGAATCTAGCATACAATTTAAAACTTCTCTTAATGATAGGTTAATTCAATACACAATGGACTTTGAAGATTCTTTTGATTATATAAATAACATAAGATAACATAGAATAACATAAGAATGCAAAAGCTACAATTATATATAGATTCAACACCATTAGCAACTACTCGTTCATATGTAAGAGTTGATCTGTTTAAAGATGAAACAGTATCATTGACTCAAACTATCCAAAATGTAAAAGATATTAGTAAAATATTTACTGAATTTTCTAAAACGTTTTCATTACCTGCATCAAGTGTGAATAATAAGATCTTTAGTCATTATTATAATTTTGATATTGTTGGAGGTTTTGATGCAAGAAATAAAGTTGCTTCAATTATAGAATTAAACACATTGCCATTCAAAGAAGGATTTATAAAATTAACAGGAGTTGAATTAAAAAACAATGTCCCACATACTTATAAAGTAACATTCTATGGAAATACAATTAATTTAGTTGATGTATTAGGAGATGATCAATTATCAAGATTAGATCAATTGGGGACATATGACACGACTTATCAATACTCAACTATTTTTACAGGACTTACTTCAACTATTGGAGTAAGCAATAATTTATGTGTTCCACTTATAACGCATACGGATAGATTAACATTTAATTCTGTTACACAATCAGCAGGTAATGTGAATTGGGTAAATTCATCAAGTGTTAATGGTGTTGATTATAAACAACTAAAATTTGCTTTAAGATTACAGGCGATTATAGATGCAATAGAAACAAGTGAAAGATATCAAAATGAAGATGGAACTCAAAAGATAACTTTTAGTAATGATTTTTTTAATGATGCAGCAAACCTTAAATTTCATAATTTATGGATGTGGCTACATAGAAAGAAAGGAAGTGTAGAACCAACAACTCAATTAATATTAAATTTTATTCAAGTTCCAACATTTACTCAAACTTTAGGATCTAGTGGGTTTACAAGTGTTTCATTTGGTGTTATAACATTAATGCCAGTTGGTCAAACTGATGCAGATGGTGGTGTTTTACAATATGTTCAAACAGAATTGGAATTAACTCCAACAGATCTTAATGTTGAATATAGTATTAGAGTTCTTCAAAATAGTCAAATTTATGAAGAGAGGTTAAATACTCAAGGTGTAGAAACTTTCTTCACTACTAGTGCGACTAGATTAAGTCCAGGAAGTTACTCTGTTCAAATTGCTTCAATTGATCCAATTTCATTTGCTTCTACAAATATTGAATGGAAAATTTCAGGTGCTTCTATTGGTGGTGCAGGTGGTGGAGGTGGAGGTTTCTCGGATCATTATAGTAATCCAAGTACGTTTGGTACAAATTCTATTATTGATTTTAATATTACAGAACAAATACCAGAAATGACTGTAATGAATTTTCTCACATCAATTTTTAAGATGTTTAATTTAACAGCTTTTGTAAATAACTCAGGTGTTATTGTTGTAAGAACTTTAGATAGTTATTATGCAACAGGAAGTTCAAATCCAATTGTAATTGATCAATATTTAGATGTAACAAAATCAACGGTAGATGTGGCTTTGCCTTTTAAAGAAATTGTATTTGGATATAAAGGTTTGGGAACATTTCTTGCAAAACAATATAATCAAGTAAATAATAGTGGATGGGGATCATTAAAACATACACTAGAAAATGAAACTTTTGATGCTCCAAATAATACATATAAAGTTGAAGTTCCATTTGAACACGTTATGTATGAAAGGTTAATTGATTCAGGAATTACAAGCTCAATAACACAAACATCCATTCAATATGGATTCTTTGTAAATGAAAATCAAGAATCTTATTATGGACTTCCTTTAATTTTTTACGCTATAAGACAACTCAACGGAAATAATATAGCTATAAAAAACAATGGAGTTAATCAACAAATAAATGACTATATAATACCATCAAATAGTTTAGAGATAGGAACAAATGTAAGAACAAATATAAACTTCAACTCAGAAATTAATGAGTTTGATGGAATCGCTTATACAGGAACATTATTCCAAAATCAATATAGAAGTTATATTAATGACATTTTTAATAGTAGAAAAAGATTAACTAGAGTTTCAGCAATGCTTCCTTTAAAAATCTTTTATAATTTAGAATTAAATGACAAAATTCAAATTAGACAAGAAAATTATAGAATTAACTCTATAACTACTAATTTAATGACAGGTAAAAGTGAACTCGAATTACTAAATCTAGTACAATGATCAAGAACATAATAGAATTATTACAATTAGCAGAAGGAGAAACTGACAACATAAGAGTGGCACAAGGTAAATATGCTTTACCTAAAAATTTAAAAAGTGCTTCTAAACTTATTAAAAATATTATCAAATGGCAATAGTAAGAGAGTATTCATTAAACATAACAACAGCTCAAGCACAAGCAAACATTGAAGAATTGAATGCTTCCTTTAGAGCACAAGAAGCGTTAATAGAGGGTTTAAAATCTGAACTAGGAAGCTTTGAACAAAAACTAGACAAGACAAGTAAAACAGAACTAGCTAGGAGAAAAGCAATCAATGAAAAGATTACAGAGACTAAGGATAAACTTATTGAAGAAAAAGATGGTTTAAAAAAAGTTACTAAAGAAAGAAAAGAAGCCAATAATGAATTAAAGATAGCAGAAGAAAATACTGCAGATTATTCAGGAGTTCTTGGAATTGTTGATGGTCAAGTTGGTGGTGCAATTTCAGGATTAAGTAATTTAAAAACAACTATAACAGGAGCAACCAAAGGATTCAATTTAATGAAAATTGCAATCATAGGAACTGGAATAGGTGCATTGATAATAGCATTAGCAGCAGTTACAGCAGCTTTTAAAGGATCGGAAGAAGGTCAAGAAAGATGGAATAAAATAATGGCTGTTATTGGAAGTCTTGTTACTGTGTTTACAGATAGATTAGCAATTTTGGGAGATTTACTTATTAGTGTTTTTACAGACCCAGTAAGTATTTTAAAAGACTTTGGTAATACTATTAAGGAGTTTGTAATGGATAAAGTGGATAAGGTTATTGAAGGTCTTGGCTTTATGGGTACAGCTATATCAAAATTATTTAAGGGAGATTTTACAGGTGCAATGGAAGCAGGTAAAGAAGGTCTTAAAAACTTGAATGATGGTTTGAATGTTACTAAAATGATTTATGAAGGTGTTGTTGATGGTACAAAAAAACTAGCAAAAAGTACAGCAGACTTGGTGGCAGAGATGAAGAAGGAAGCTAAAATTGCAGGTCAAATCTCAGATATGAGAGCTAAAGCAGATAGACTAGATAGACAAATTGTTGTTGATAGAGCAGAAGCAGATCTTACAAGAGCAGACCTTTTAAATAAAGCTATTGATAAAGAAAAGTTTAGTTTACAAGAACGTATTGGTTTTTTACAAGAAGCAGGTAAGTTAGAAGAAGAAATAACAGCAAAAGAAATTGAAGGAGCTAAGTTAAGACTAGAAGCAAAAAAACTAGAAAATCAACAAACAACTCCAACAATGGAAGCTTTGAATGAACAAGCAGAGTTGGAAGCAAAACTAATTAATCTTACGACTAGTAAACTACTAAAAGAAAGAGAAGTTAGTGCACAAATCATTGGTTTAAAAACAGAAGCAGCAGCAGAAGAGGTTGCATTAGAACAAGCCAAAGCAGATGCATTAGAGTCAATTAGACAAGGCTTAATAGTTTCAGAAAATGAGAGAAGACTAGAAGACTTAAATTTAATCAAACTTGATTATGAAGAAAAAATAAAATTAGCAGAAGAGTTTTTTGGAAAAGAAACTGATAAAGTTAAAGAACTAAGAGAAGCACAAAGAGTAGCATTAGCTGAACAACAAGCAATATTTGATGAAGAGGATGCAGTTAAGAAAGCAGAAGCATCAGCAAAAGCAGCAGAAGAATTGGCTTTAAAAGATGAAGATGAACTTTTAAGTTTTGATCAACAAAGACAATTAATAATAGATAGAGAGAATTTATTAAAAGAAGATAAAACAATATCGGATGCAGATAAACTTGTTCTAGAACAAAGCTTTGCAGATAAAAAGGTAGATATTGCAATGAAGGAAGCTGATGCAAAAGCAGCAGTTCAAAATGCAGTATTAGACACAGTATCAAATGGGATCAATGTTTTAAAAGGTTTAGCAGGTAAAAACAAGAAAGTTCAAGCAGCTTTATTAATAGCAGAAGGTGCAGCATCTGTAGCAAAAATTGCTGTAAATACAGGTGTTGCAAATGCCAAAGCAGTAGCAGCATTTCCCTTAACTGTTGGTCAGCCTTGGGTTACTATCAACTCAATTAATGCAGGTCTTGGAATAGCAGCAGCAGTTTCAGCAACATCAAAAGGAATAAGTGCTTTGGGAGAAAGTGGTTCAATTCCTAAAGCAACAATCCCAGCACCTGTTGGAGGAGCACCATCGGCAGAACCACCTGCATTTAACATAGTAGGATCTAGTGGAACAAATCAGTTAGCAGATGCAATAGGTGGTCAATCTCAACAACCAGTTCAAGCTTTTGTTGTTGCTAGTGAAGTAACAAATGCACAAGCTTTAGAAAGAAACACAATTGAAGGTGCAACAATAGGATAAACACAAAATCAAACTTTAAATACGTTATATAGTTATGAAGATAATAGAATTAATATTAGATGAAGATCAAGAAGAATCAGGCGTAGAAGCGATATCAATCGTTGAATCCCCTGCAATTGAATCCGATTTTGTGACATTAAATTCACAAGAAATTAAATTAGCAGAAGTAGATAAAGAAAAGAAAATATTATTAGGAGCTTTATTGATTCCTAATAAACCAATTTATAGAAACGGAGATGAAGGAGATTACTATATCTTCTTTTCTAAAAGCACAATTGAAAAAGCATCTCAAATGTATTTGAGAAATGGATATCAAAATAAAACAACCATAGAACACGAGAAAGCTCTTAAAGGTTTAACACTTGTTGAGAGTTGGTTGGTTGAAGATGAGGTTCACGATAAATCAAGAAAGTATGGATTAAATGTACCTGTCGGCACTTGGATGGGAGCTGTAAAGGTTAACAATGATGAAGTATGGAATGAATATGTGAAATCAGGAAAAGTAAACGGATTTAGTATCGAAGGATATTTTGCCGATAAAATGGAACGACCAAAAGAAAAAATACAAGAAGACTTATCAAAAGATGATCAAACTTTAAATAAAATCAAAAATATTTTAAACTCAATAAATGAGACAAAATAATAAAGGAAAAGATAAAAACTTTATACCAAGTAGAACAAGTCCTAAAGGAAGTAGTAGAGCCTGTTTATGTTGGGATACAAACACTTATTCTATATCTTGTTGTGATGGCTCTATTGGAGCTCAAGGCATAGGAGTTATTACAAGAACTTAAATTGAAAATACAAAACTTAATTATTAATCCGTTATATATATAATATGAAATCAACCGAAATGATCAATCAAATTAAAACTCTCTTAAATATCGAGGTAAAACTTGAGGAGATGAAACTGGAGAATGGTACTATTGTTAGTGCTGAATCCTTTGAAAAAGATAAAGAAATCTTTATTGTAACCGATGATGAACGAGTAGCAATGCCTGTTGGCGAGTATATGCTCGAGGATGGAAGATTGCTAGTTGTATCAGAAGAGGGTATGATTGCAGATGTAAGAGATGTATCCGATGAAGCTCCTGCAAAGGAAGATGAAGAGGGTAAGGAAATTACAGAAGATCTTAAAGAAGAAGAAGAATATGAAGAAGAAGATAAAGAAATGGCAGATGAAGGTAATTATGTTACTAAAGATTCTTTCAGAGAAATGGAAATTAAAATTCAGAACTTAGAAGATGCTATTTCAGATTTAAAAGGAGACAAAGAATCTAAAATGGAAGATGAAGTTGAAGAAGAAATGTCAATTGAAAAGCCTTTAAAATCAAGAACGGTTAAAGAAGAGTTTTCGCAAGAAGCAGCTTCAAAGCCAATCAAACATAATCCTGAAGGATCAAGTTCTAAGAAAACAAAGGTAGAATTTGCTAAGGGTAAATTCAACACGACAGCTATGGATAGAGTATTAAATAAATTAAAAAAATAAAAAAATGAGTAATCTAAAAAATGTAAAACTGGCAACTGCAGTAAATATCACTACAACGTATGCCGGAGAATTTGCAGGCGAGTACATCGCCGCAGCTTTACTATCAGCATCTACAATTGATGATGGTGGTTTAACAGTAAAAGCGAACATCGCTTTCAAAGAGGTAATTAAAAAGTTAGCAACAGGAGACTTAGTTAGCCCTGCTTCTTGTGATTTCACACCAAATAGTTCAGTAACATTAACAGAAAGAATCATTCAGCCAGTTGAGTTACAAGTTAATTTACAACTCTGTAAATATGACTTCGTAAATGACTGGGAAGCTCAACAAATGGGATATGGTTTAGGTCAAACTTTACCTCCAAAATTTAGTGACTTTATGATTGCACACGTTGCAGCAGAGGTTGCTCAAAATACTGAAATATGTATTTGGAAGGGCGACACAGCAGGTGCAGCAGGAGTTAATTCTTTTGATGGATTTGAAAAACTAATCGCAGCTTCAGCAGCAGCAGGAGATATTCCCGCAGGTCAACAAGTAGCAGCAGTAGCAGGTGGATTAAACGCAGGAAATATTATAGCTGAACTATCTAAGGTGGTCGATGCTATCCCTTCTTCTCTGTACGGAAAAGAAGATCTGTTTTTATATGTAGGTTCAGCAGCAGCTAAATTCTATGTACAGGCACTCGGAGGATTTGCAGCAGCAGGTTTAGGTGGAAATGGTGTTAACAATATGGGAACACAATGGTGGAACAATGGATCACTTACAGTTAATGGAGTTAAATTATTTGTATGTCCAGGAATGAGTCCAAATAAAATGTTTGCAGCTCAGAGATCAAATCTGTATTTCGGAACTGGTATCTTAAACGACACGAATGTCGTGAAGGTTTTAGATATGCAAGATCTGGATGCAAGTAATAATGTGCGTATGGTAATGCGTTTCACAAGTGCTGTGCAATTTGGAATAGCTTCCGATTTAGTAGAATACGCTTAAAATTAATTAATCAATAAGAATAGGGTAGGTAGTTTTTATCTACTTACCCTTTTTTTTAAAATAAAATATAAAAAATTATGGCTTGTACATTAACGGTAGGGAGAAAAATTCCCTGTAAATCAGCTTTTGGCGGAATTAAAAAAGTACTCTTTGCAGACTTTGGAACAATAGCTAGTGTTGCGACAGCAGATGCAACAGGAATATCTACAATTACAAATGGATCTCCTGCACCAGTATGGTTTGAATATGAAATTAAAGGAAACTCTAGTTTAGAAACTACTGTAACAAGTAGTAGAGAAAACGGAACAACTTTTTACACTCAGACATTAAATTTAACACTAACATTTTTAGATGGTAGAACTAATTTAGAGTTACAAAGATTAGCTCAAGCAAGACCGTATGCAGTCGTTGTCGATTACTATGGTAATAGCTTTTTGTGTGGTCTGGAAAATGGCTGTGAGGTAACTGGGGGGACTGTCGTAACAGGCGCAGCCGCAGGAGACCTGTCAGGCTTTACTCTGACCTTTGAAGCAATGGAAGAAGAAGCTCCTTTGTTTTTAGATTCTACACCAACAGCATCAACAGAAACTCCTATTGATCCAACACCAGTTGGAGTTCCTGCATAATAATTAGTTTTTTTTAGTTAGAAAATCAAGCATCCATATGGGGTGCTTTTTTTTTGCTTTAGTAATTCCACAAATCAAGTCTTTTTTTACGTTATATAAGTAATGATTATATTAACCACAACAACACAAGCTCAAGAATTCTCTGTTATTCCTAGACAATATGATGACAGTGCGTTTACTATAAGGGTAAGAGATGATAGTACCAATGTAACTGTTGATTACTTAAATCAAACAGGAACAACATCAGGTAATTACTTAAAAATCAATCTTGTTTTTAATCCTATTTTGGTTGAAGCTCATTTTTATGATTTATCTTTATTTGTAGATTATAATTTTTGGAATACTAATAATAGTTTTTGGAATCTATATGATATTTTATGGCAAATTGATTCTAATTTTAAAGAAGACATTTTTAATGATAGAATATTTTGTACAGATCAAGATATAGATCAATTAAATGATAATGATCATTACCAATTAAACAAAGACCAATATACTTTTTACGATGGCTTTAATAACACATATACAGTTAGATGAAAAAAACACGATTAAGAAACAATAAAGGTCAATTTAAAAAAGCTTCTAAAGTATCGGAGTTTGGCTTTGTAAATTTAAGTACTTACACAAGTCCAGAGATCAAAGAAGTGAATGGAGAAGAATGGATTGAATATGGCGCAGATAATAACTATTTCCAGTATCTAATCGATAGATATAATGGAAGTCCAACCAATAATGCAGCCATCAATGGCATTTCTCAAGCTATTTATGGAAAAGGATTGAATGCTACAAACTCAAATAGAAAGCCAAATGAGTACGCTCAAATGATTTCTTTATTTAAAAAGGATGTAGTAAGAAAATTATGTTATGATCTCAAATTAATGGGACAATGTGCTGTTCAAGTGATATATACTAAAGATAGAACTAAGATTGCACAAGTAGAACATATGCCAATTGAGACTTTAAGAGCAGAGAAGTGTAATGATGATGGAGATGTACCTGCTTATTACTATTATAAAGATTGGGTAAACATTAAAAGAAGTGATGAACCATTGAGAATACCTGCTTTTGGTATGTCAAAAGAAAATATAGAGATATTATACATTAAACCTTACAAATCAGGGTTTTATTACTATTCTCCTGTCGATTATCAAGGAGGTTTACAATACGCCGAATTGGAAGAAGAGGTTTCTAATTACCATCTCAACAATATAATGAATGGTCTGGCGCCATCGATGCTTATAAATTTCAATAACGGTACTCCTAATCAGGAAGAGAGACAATTGATTGAATCTAAGATAGCTAGGAAGTTTTCAGGAACAAGTAATGCAGGTAAGTTTATACTGGCATTTAACGACAATAAAGAAAGTCAAGCAGAAATCACACCTGTTCAATTAAGTGATGCACATAATCAGTATCAATTCTTGTCGGAAGAAGCAACAAAGAAAATAATGGTTTCTCATAGAATTGTAAGTCCTATGCTTTTAGGAATTAAGGATCAATCAGGGTTGGGAAACAATGCAGATGAAATTAAGACAGCTTCTTTACTTATGGATAATACGGTTATACGACCATTTCAAGAGCTTTTAATAGATTCCTTTGATAGGATACTATCTTACAATGAAATTGCCTTAAACCTCTACTTTACGACCTTACAACCACTAGAATTTACTGAGGTTGATAGTTCAATACAAGACAAAGAAGAAATTGAAGAGGAGACAGGTGTTGAGATGCAAAAGTTTAATCTTAAAATGATTGATGGAAAACAAGCATATAACACCAAAGAAGAAGCAATAGAAAAGGCAGAAGAAATGGGATGTGGTGGTTATCACGAACACGAAGTTGAGGGTGTTGTTTATTATATGCCTTGCGAAAATCACGAAGAATTAAAAGCACCTTGTTGGGATGGATATGAACAATATGGAACAAAGATAAAAGATGGTAAAGAAGTTCCTAATTGTGTTCCTTTAAAAAAAGAAGTAGAAATACCTAAATTATCAGATGAACAAGGAGGTTTAATATTAGAACATTTACAAGGAGAAAAGATTGATGATGAATGGGTAATAACAGATGTGAGAGATGTAAGTGATGCAAACATTAATAATGAAGAATGGGTTTCAGCAAGTCTAGTTAACAAAGAAACAACTTTAACTAAAATCAAAAAGATATTAGGATTAGCTGATCAAATTAAATCCAAAAAAAATGGAAGTTCATATAGTGATTTAGACTCTAAAAATTACAAAATAAGATATCAATATTATAAAAAATCACAAGCAAAATCAATTCAAAAAGATGAAGATGGTAAAAGAAAAACATCATATGAAACTAGAAAGTTTTGTGAAAATATGATGAATTTATCAACGCAAGGAGTTGTTTACACGATAGAGGATATAGATCAAGCTAGTAGAGCAGGTATTAATGGAGAATTTTCTGCATCAGGACAAACAACATATGATCTGTTTAAATTCAAAGGAGGCTGTTATTGCAGACACGCTTGGAAGCAAATTTTATATAGAAGAAAAAAAGGTGCTGTTGTAAGTGAAAACTTGAAAAATTATAGAAGAACAGGAGATATACCATCTACATATAAACGAAATCCTTGGGGCAGTAAAGATGCAAAAAAAGCGACATTTGATTTACCAAATCACGGATCATTAAAATACACTTATTAAATGGCAACAGTATTATTTATAAATAGAACGGATCTTGTAAGAAACTCTATACTGGACGGAAATGTGGATAGCGACAAATATCTGCCGTTTTTGAAACTCGCACAGGAGATACACATACAAAATTATTTAGGAACAAAAATGTATAATGCATTAACATTAGCAATGCCTAATATTGATCAACCTGCAAATGCAAGATGGAAACTTCTTTTAGACGACTATGTTGTACCTATGCTAATATGGTTTGCTCAAGTTGATTATATTCCTTTCGCTAGTTATCAAATTCGTAATGGCGGTATGTTTAAGCACAGGAGTGAGAATGCAGATACGGTAAGTAAAGATGAAGTTGATTATTTAGTTGAAAAGGCAAGAACAAACGCTGAATGGTATTCAAGAAGATTTATTGATTTTATGAGTTTTAATCAAACAACTTATCCAGAATATACGAGCAATATAAATAACGATATAAATCCAAGTTATGATGCAACTTTTAACGGTTGGGTATTATGAAATATAAAGTAAAAGAAAAGAACATAGAAAAATTAAAACTCTTTTTAAAAAAGATAAAAAATAATAAAATAAAAAACACAAAGGATGGCAACTCTATTTAATACTAAAATATCTCAAACTTACCCAAGTCTTTTAAAGACTATTGATAATGCAGCGTTGAGTGCAACCCTAAGGGAACTTACGGATGGTTCAGGGAATCAATCAGGATTGTTTTTAAATACTGCAGGAGACTTTAAAGTTAGTAGTGTATTAGAATGGGGATCATTGAAAGATACAGGCACAGGGGTTACAATAACTCAATTTGTAACAGCAGCTAATGGAATAGCAAATTTTGACAATGATACTACTCTTCCAACAAGTGCAGCAGTTAAGCTTTATGTAGATACTAAATTCTCACAAACAGATACTTTAACAGAGGTTTTAGGTTTTGGCAATACAACAAGTGGAAAAGACATAGCAGTTAGTTCAGGGGATGACATTACGTTTACTGATTCTAGTAAAATCTTAATGGGTGCATCTAGTGATTTAAAAATCTATCACGATGGCACAAATTCTTTTATTGAAGATGCAGGAACAGGTAGTTTAAGGGTTTCTAGTAATGCTTTCAGAATATACAATGCAGCTAAATCAGAATTTTTAGCAACTTTTAATGAAGGTGGTGCTGTTGATTTATATTATAATAATGGTATCCGATTTGAAACTACAACAGATGGTAGTAAAGTAACTGGCAATCTAGTCGTAACAGGAACTATCACAGGATCAGGAGGTTCATTCTTGCCACTTGCAGGAGGTACAATGACTGGTAATATAGATTTTACTAACACTATACAAGCAAGATTTTTAACATCAGCTAATACTGTTGGATTAAAAATACAATCATCTAATACTGATAGTTTTATTGATAATGAAGTAGGGGATATTTCTATTAGACAAAAAGCCGATAATAAGAATATTATATTTCAATCTGATAATAATTCTGGTGGTACTGCTACATATATTTTAATAGATGGTTCTACAGGAGCAGTTGAGTTAAATCATTATGGAGGTAAGAAATTCGAAACTACAGCAGGAGGAACATTAAACACAGGAACAATAGATTCAACTGGAACAATTACTGTAACAGGAGCAAATGGAAATGTAGGTATAAATACAGATTCTGGAAAATTATTACTTGGAGCATCTTATGACTTACAGATATATCACGATGGTTCTAACTCATATGTTAAAGATGCAGGTAGTGGTGGTTTAAGGATTGCTACAAATCAATTTAGAGTATATAATGCAGCAGTAGATAATTTAATAATTAATGCAATAGAAGATGGTGCAGTTGAATTATATTTTAATGATTCTAAAAAAATAGAAACACTTACAGATGGTGCAAAGGTTACAGGTAATTTAGAAGTAACAGGCACGATAACTGGTAGTGGTGGCTCGTTCTTACCATTAGCAGGTGGAACTATGACAGGCAATACATTGCACGGAGATAACGTAAGGTCTATTTATGGTGCAAGTTCGGATTTAATAATAGAACACGCAGGAACATTTAGTCGTATTCAAGAAAATGGTACAGGAGATTTAGTAATTCAAGGAGAAAATTTACGTTTTACAGATAGTTCGGGTACAGATACTTATGCATCTTTTGTACATAATGGTAGTGTTTCTTTTCGTTTTGATAATTCAGAAAAATTTAGAACTACAAGCGCAGGTATATCAGTAACAGGAAACGGAGCATTTACAGGAAGTATAAATATACCTGATTCTCAATTTTTAAATCTAGGGAATAATGACGATTTAACATTAACACATAATGGAACAGGCTCTATAATTAAAAACTTTACAGGTGCATTAAATATAGACCAAGCTGCAATAACTCAATCAATAGTATTTAGAGTGTCAAATGCAAATGCACTAGACACAACTGCATTAACTATTAATAGAGAAGGGGATTTAACTACAGGTGCTGATGTTACTATTGCAGGAGATTTAACTGTAAACGGAACGACTACAACTATAAACACACAAACACTAGCAGTAGAAGACCCATTGATCGAATTATCAAAAGACAATGCAGCTAATTCTGTAGATATAGGTTTCTATGGTAAGTACAATGATGGAACTGCTAGATATTTAGGATTGTTTTCTGATGCATCGGATAGTAATAAATTTAGACTATTTAAAGGCACGACCGTAGAACCTACAACAACAGTAAATATTGCAGGTGCAGGATATGTAGCAGCAGATTTAGTTGTGGCAGGATTAGAGGCAACTACAGGAGTTTTTAGTACAAGTGTAACAGTAGCAGCGGCATCGCCATTATTTAGATTAACAGATACAGATAATAGCACTAATATTGATTTACTTTCTATTGGTGGTGCGTTAATTCTTAATTCAACTTCTGACCAAATTTATCAAATAGGAGGCACAGAAAAATTTAGAATTGCATCCTCTACATCAACTTTTGCAGGAAATGTAGCCTTAACAGGTGGTTCACTATCTATTACAGGAGATGGCTCTAATGCAGCAACTTTAACAGAAAGTAGTGTAGGTATTTTTACTATTGCAGCCGTAGATGATATAATATTAGATGCAGCAGGAGATATAGCACTTGATGCAGGTGGAGACGATATTAGATTAAGGGTAAATGGAACAACTTATGGTGCATTTAATAATGCTAGTAGTAACCTTAATATTTATTCCAC